TTCGGTATAGTTTTTGTAATAAAAGTTCGTTCACTACCCTATAAACCGGAATACCTTCTCCATCTTCTCCGTACGAAACGAGAACATCGAAATCGGCTAAGGAGATCAAGGACATGGCGGAAACATGGTTCGTCGCGAAAGTCTCGGGCTATCGGTTAGCCCAAGAGGAGGCAGAGGCTCGCGGATTCCCAACATGGGTCCCTCTCGAAGACAGTCGAGCGGTCAAGCGCGGACGCATAATACGCATAAAGCGTCCGCTTTTTGGTCCTGCGTACATCTTCGTCTCACTTCCCCTGGCCGACGACCGCTGGAAAGTCCTTTGCCGCGCCCGCGGCTTCGAGGCCATTTTGCCAGATAACGGGCGCCCGGCGGCGCTCCCCGTCGGCGAGGTCGAGGCGTGGCGGAAGCGGGAGGCGGCGGGCGAGTTCACGATCGCGGACGTCGAAGAGGCGCTCCTCGGCTATGCGGTCGGGGATATGGTCGACGTCCGCCGGGGACCCTTCGGGGGGCGTATAGGGGAGGTCCGGGGTTCGCGCGGAGGTAGAATATTAATTCTCCTGGCTTTACTCGGCCGCCGGGTTGTAGTACCGATAGAGCCTTCGGCAATCGACCCGAGCCACACGGACTGCGGACGCTATGGAAGATGAGGCGGAACGACCTTTCGCGACGCGAGCTTAGCTTCGTCCTCGCGTATATCGCCTCCCCGGTCGAGAATGGAAAGCAGGCGGCGATCTCCGCCGGCTATTCGGCGAGGACCGCGACGGTTACGGCTTCTAAGCTGCTAACCCGAGGTAACGTACTTGAGGCAATCGAGTCTCATCGGCGCATGATTGCCGAACGAATGGTCGTAAATCACGGCGTTACGCTCGATTGGGTCATCGCGGAGTTGGCGAAGATCGGCCGCGCGAACTCCGCGGACTATATCGATATCCAGAGCGATGGTACGCCGCGGTTGAACTTCGCGAAGGTTACGCGTGATCAGTTCGCGGCCGTTGCATCGGTCGAGTGCGAAATCGTGGGGCACGAGGAAGTCTTCGAGAAGACGCCCGACGGCGAAGTTCTCGAAAGCTCTCTACCGATCCGAAAGGTGAAGTATCGACTCCACGATAAGCGCGCCGCTCTCGTTGATCTCGCTCGTCTTCTCGGCGCGAAGCTCCCCGACCCGAGCGCCCAAGGCGGACCGACGACGATCAACATCAACAACGACAACCGGACGCTGGTGATGAATGGGCTCTCCGAGGATGAGCTTGCGCGACAGTATCGTGAAAAGATTACTGCATCTCCAGCGCTGCCAAGAGGACCCCGAACTCCGGGCACTTGAGACTGAAGTCTGTCGCCGCTCGACGAAGCACTTCTTGAATACGTGGGCCTGGACCTACGATCCGCGCGCCGCGAAAATGGCGCGAAAGACGAAAGTCGAAGGCGAATTACCGCCGTCCTCGATCGCTCATGGTCCGCTCGACCTCTTCCCGAAGCAAGAGGACCTCGTCGATTTCGTCGAGGAGTGCTTACGCGAGGCGGAGGACGGTCTCGTCGAGAAGAGCCGGGACGTCGGCTTCACGTGGACCGTCGGCGGTATCGCGCTTCACCACTGGCGCTTCGTCCCCGGTTTTCGCGCGACGTTCGGTAGTCGTAAGACTGAGTTCGTCGACGGCCTCGGCGATCCCGATACGATCTTCGAGAAGATCCGGTACATGCTATACAACCTCCCGGTATGGCTTCGCCCGCCGGGATTCGAGAAGCGGCTACACGATCACTTCCTTCTGCTGACGAACCCGGAGACGGGGAATACGATCGGCGGCGAAGGTGGCGATGAGATGGGACGCGGCGGTCGCTCGACGCTCTACGTCCTCGACGAGTACGCGTTCGTTCCGCGCGCCGATAAGGCCGATATGGCGACGAGCGCGAACGCCGATTGCCGTATCTTCGGTAGTTCCGCGAACGGTATGGGGAATGCGTTCGCGCGGAAGCGCTTCGCGATGCCCGTCAACCGGGTCTTTCGTCTCCACTGGCGCGACGATCCGCGTAAGACGGAGGAGTGGGCGAAGAAGAAAAAAGCCTCGATGATCGAGGAGTGGAAGTGGGCGAGCGAGTACGAGATCGACTACGCCGCCTCGATCGAGGGCGTTTGTATTCCGGCGAAATGGGTCGAAGCCGCGCTTCGGATCGGTTCGCTCGTCGCGCTGGAGCCGGCGGTAAAGGGCGTTTCCGGTCTCGACGTCGGCGGTGGTGGCAAGGGCAAGTCGGTTCACGTGGCACGCTTCGGTCCCGTCGTCCTCGCTCCCGAGAGCTGGGGGAATCCCGATACGATCGAGACGGCCCATAAGGGCCTCGGCCTCGCCTCGGACGCGCGGCCGAGGCGAAAGGACGGCGCCGAGTGTCGCGTTACGGCGTTGAACTACGACGCTCCCGGTATCGGCGCCGGCGTATCCGCGGCGATGACGCGGGCGAACAAGAAAGATCTTTGGGTAACGGGCGTAAATACTGGCGTCGAGCCGAGCACGACGCGTTGGCCAGACGGCGAGAGCAGCGAAGAGAAGTTCGTGAACCTTAAAGCCGAGATGTGGTTCATCGCGCGCTCGCGCTTCAAGGCCACGTACGAAACACTTCGCGCGCTCGAAGGCGATCCCGAGTGTCACGTCCATCCGCCGAGCGATCTTATCTCGCTCCCGCCGGGCGCGACGAACCTCGTGGTTCAACTATCGCTGCCGAAGATGTTTCGGACGGAGAAGGGAAAGATGATACTGGAGACGAAGACCCAGCTGGCGACGCGCGGCGTTCCGAGTCCGGACGAGGCGGATGCGCTGATGCTTACCTTCGTCCCGACGCGCGGACCGATCGTCGTTCCGGCGCGAGCGATGGAAAGGGCGGGAGCGCGATGAGCAACGAGCGCTTTTGCATCGGGTGCGCTTACTATCGCTCGACCCATCAGGTAAAGCTGACGACTGGCTGCGCGCCCGACGAGCCGGAGCTTCTCGCGACGATGTGCGCTCACCCCGAGACGGACCTCGTTACCGGCGCGATCCGGCCGGTCGATCTTCCTTGCTACGACGAGCGGTCGTATCGGAATACGCGCCCCGGCGGTTGCGGTCCCGAGGGGAAGAACTGGCTCGCGGCGCAGAAATGAAGCCGCTTTCCGAAGAGGAGCTAGCCGCTCTCGCCGAAGGAACGGCGCGCGAGGTCCCGACGGTCGAGAGCGATGAGCCTACGGTCGCCGGTACGTCGCGTCGTACGATCAACATCGATCGCCGCGCTCTCGACCGTGCGCGCGAGAAGGTAGCGAGAAGGACGAGCGGTGGCGCGACCAAGTGCTTCTTCTAGGAAGTCCGCGCTAGACCGGAAGCGCGAGGCCGCGGTTCAGCTTCAACCCGGCTGGCGCGCGATGGTGAACGCGCGCATTAAGTCGGAGGACGAGCGCCGCCGCGCGCTCGCGGTAAATCCGTTCAAGATAGCCGCGGATACTCATCCTCCCGCCGTCATCCCGCCGGCCGATAGTAAGCTGGCGATGGACTCGGGGACGTTCTCCGAGAACGCGGGTTGGGCCGCCGCGGCGTTCGGTAGCGCGGCGCGCGAGGGCGTTGCCTTCCTCGGCTACGCGGTGCTCGCCGAGCTTAGTCAGCGGCCTGAGTATCGCGCGGCCGTCGAGATTATCGCGATGCATATGACGCGTCGCTGGATCAAGTTCAAGGTCGTCGGTGACGAGGATAGCGACGAGAAGCCAAAGCCGAAGGCCGATCTCGATACGCCGCCCGGCGCCAAGCCGAAGAAGAAGCCCAAGAAAAGCGCGAAGGACAAAAAGAAGGCCGTCAAGATCCGCAAGATTGAAGCGTTCCTGAAGAAGATCGGCGCCCAAGCCGCGTTTCGCCGTATCGCTGAGCACGACGGGTTTTTCGGTCGAGCCCATCTCTATCTCAATACCGACGACGGCGATAAGCCCGACGAGCTGATGACCGATATCGGCTCCGGAACGGACGAGGCATCGATCGCCAAGGTAAATCCGGACCATCCCTTGAAAGCGCTGAAGGCGATCGAGGCGGTTTTCGTCTACCCGACCGACTATAACGCTTCCGATCCGCTTCACGACGACTGGTATAAGCCGCGGACGTGGATGGTGATGGGGAAGCGGGTTCACCGCTCTCGCCTCCTTCCGTTCGTCGGCCGCGAGGTCTCGGACCTTCTCAAGCCGGCGTACTCGTTCGGCGGTCTCCCGTTGACCCAAATGGGGATGCCGTACGTCGATAACTGGCTTCGCACGCGCCAGAGCGTCGCCGATATTATCAGCGCCTTTTCGGTAATGGTGCTGAAGACGAACCTCGCGATGGCGCTGAATACGAACCAGGGCGACCCGTTCTTCGATCGCCTCGACTTCTTCAACCTCGTCCGGAATAACCGCGGCGTGTTCGCGGTCGACAAGGAGGACGAGGACTTCGATAACGTCTCCGCGCCTCTCGGCACGCTCGATTCGCTTCAGGCTCAGACTCAAGAGCATATGGCTGCTGTTTGGGGAATACCGATCGTCGAGCTTCTCGGTATCCAGCCGGCGGGACTAAACGCGTCGAGCGAAGGCGAGATGAAGACGTTCCGCGCGCGGATCGAGGCCCAGCAAGAGCGACTATTCCGCCCCGGGCTTACGACGGTCGTCGCGTTCGCCCAACTCAGTCTCTTCGGCGAGGTCGACGAGGAGATCGACTTCGACTTCGCGCCGTTGGAGCCGCTCAACGATAAGGAGCGCGCCGAGGTCCAAGACATTCTCGCGCGGGTCGATGAGACGCTCGTCTCGGCACAGATCCTCAACCCGGAGGAAGCGCGCGAACGGTTGGCCGGCGATCCTGATAGTCCGTATTACGGTATCGACGTCGACGATATCCCGGAGATCCCGGACCCCGGCCTTATCGACGCGAGCGGTGGTGTACCGCCGAAGCTCGGCGGTGGCGGTAGCGCGAGCGCCGAAGAGAAGCCGGTGAAGAAGGCGCCGGTCGCAGGGAAGGTAAAGGAGGCCGCATGATTCCGCGTCATATTGCGGGAGCGACTCACGCGCTCGGCGCTCCGGCCGATTGGGATAAGACGCGAGACGGTAACTGTTGTGTTCTACACGTCCGCGCTGTTCGCGATGGCCGTAATACGCGCTTCGAGAGCGCGTGGGAGCCGACGCCGGAAGAGCTAGCCCTACTAAACGCGGGCGGCTCCGTAATTCTTAGCGTCGTCGGTGGTCAGCCGCCGGTTTGGCTCGAAGTCAAATCCGCCGAAGGGGAGGCCGCGTAACATGCAAGCGCTATTAATCGTCGTTGTTATCCTCGTCCTGCTCGGCTTCTTCGGAGGCTACTCGGGCCGTATCCCCGCTCATTACGGCTACGGCGGCGGCGGTCTCGGGCTCATTATCATCATCATCCTCGTCTTCCTGATCTTCGGCCGATGACCGACGAGCCCCAGTCGCCGATCGACCGCGCGAAGTCCGAAGGCCGCGAAGCGAAAGCGCGTGGCGCGACCGAGGAAGCGTGTCCCTACCGTTTCGGCTCTCCCGAGTGGCACGCTTGGCACGGCGAGTTCTCCGGTCGCGTATTCGGGAGCCCGTCGCCATGAGCACCGTCGATGATATGGAGTTTGAGCTTAGGCGGCGCGCGGGAGCGAAGGATGCGACGCCGAAGAGCTTTTGGTCGTATCAGACCGGCTCGGAAACACCATCGCTCGAAGAGGCGAAGGCGGCGGGCGCAATAGCAGCGTCAACGACGCCTCAGGAATGGGATCGTCTCTCGCCTGGCATGAAGCGAGAGATCGTTCGCTCGAAGAAAAAGAATCCTTGAGCGCTCGTCCCCGCCCCTCGTGGTGGAACGCCGCCGTCGCTGCGTCCGCGACCTCCGTTACGCGCTCGCGTCTCCTACCGACGCTTAGGCCGCCGCTCGCGCTGGACGACGCGCGGCGACGGCCTAAGCGTCGCTCCTCCTTCGAGGCCGCGCGGATCGGCGAGGCCGCCTACGCCCGCCGGCTACGCGCTCTGGCGGCTCACGTCGGCGAGATCGTCGATAACGTCTACGACCCCGAGGACCCCGGCCGTACGGCAGCGCTCGCCGCCGGCTCTCTCCGGGCCTACGCGAAGACGCTCGATCCTTGGGCTCGTGCGGTCGCTCACCGTATGCTGACGGACGTAAGTAGCCGCGATGCTCAAGCGTGGCGCGACCAAGCGCGAACGATAGGGTTCGAGCTTGGTCGCGAAATGCTCGGCGAGATCGCGACGGCGACGATCGTCCGTGCCCGTCTCGAAGAGCAAGTTCGGTTGATTACCTCGCTCCCCGAGGAAGCTGCCGCCCGCGTAATGGCCCAGGCTCACGAAGGACTCGCCTACGGCCGCCGTGCCGACGAGATCGCGGAGGCAATCCTCGCCACGGGCCACGTAACACGGAGCCGGGCGAACCTTATCGCGCGTACCGAAGTCGGTCGCGCCGCGAGCGAGGTTACGCGAGCACGCGCCGAGTATATTGGGAGTGACGGCTATATATGGCGCTCCGTCGGCGATGCCGACGTTCGCCATCGCCACCAAGAACTTGAAGGGACGTTTCATCGTTGGAACGAGCCGCCTATCGCCGGAGAACGCGGCGAGAAATACCACGCCGGCGCCGGGCCGAACTGCCGGTGTTGGAGTGAGCCACTTTTAGCGAGGAGATAGATCCGATGGATATGTATACCCAGGCGCTTCGCGATGAGCTATACGCGCGGCTCGCGGCGCTCGAAGAGAGAATCGCCGCGATCGTCGACGACCACGAGGAGGAGATCGAAGCGAAGATTGCCGAGCGCCGCGCCGCGGTCCTCAAGAAGGCTGCCGACGCTGCTGAGCTTGCGGCAAATCCGCCGAAGGGCGAAGACGCGAAGGCCGCCGACGAGGTCGAACTCGACACGCCGAAGATGTTCCCCATCGATAGCTCGAACCTCTTCGCGATCGGCCACGACGGGCGCTCGCTCTTCGTCACGTTCCGCGATAAGGACGGCAATGATGGCGCGACCTGGAAATACGGCGACGCTGCGAAGCCCGTCCCCGCCGACGAGCTGGTGAATGTGATGAACGGTGGCGGCTCCTACTTCGCCGCGAACATCAAGGACGCCTATCCGGCGACGATGGTGGAACCCGATCCGGAGCATATGGTTGGGTATTCTCGCCCGGCGCCCGGCGCCGCTCCCGCGCCCGAGACCGAACTCGATGAGCGCCACGAAGATGTCGGCCGCTCCGGCCGCACGCCCGCTCACTCGAACGCGTAAGGAACCTCCGCTATGCCCGCGACCCAAGCTCTTCGCGTCTTCGACGTCAACAAAGGCGATCTCCCGCTCGACTCCGCCACCGCCGCCGCGATCGGCGCGTCGTTCGGCAACGGCGCGGCGTCCGCGGGCGGGAATTCTCGCTCCGGCGGCCTGATTATGGGCGATGACGGCAATATCAGCCTTCAGGTCCCCGGTGGCGCCGCCGGTATCTCGCCGGGGAGTACGGCGAACGATAACGTCCTCGCCACCTTCACGCTCCCCGCTGGGAGCTTCGACCTCGCCGGGCGCGGCGTAAATATCGAAGCGTGTGGGAACATCGTCAATAACGCTCACGTCGATACAATTAAGATCATTGTTAACCCGACGACCGCCGTCGTCGGTTCGGCCGTTGTCGGTGGGACGACTATTGCGACGACCGGCCCGGTAACAAGTTCCGGGACGATTAGCGGCGGTTGGATGATCTCCGCCAATATCTATAAGTACGGCGCAGCGGGATCAAATACTCAGATCGCCATTCATGAGTCCTCTCAGATAGGTTCGACGGTCCAGCCGCTCGTCGCTCCGTCGGCGCTCACGCTTCCGGAGAACGCTCCGATCGTTATCGCGATCACGGGGAACGCCGCGACGACCGCGACCGACATCGTGCTGAACCTGCTTCAAATCTTCGCGATGAATTGACGATGCGTCGCCTTCTCCTCTCGCTCGCGGTTCTCGCGCTCTTTAACGACGTCGTTGTAGCGGCGCCTGCGGAGATTGCCGCTACGACGACGCTCGGCGTCCCCGCGGGCTTCCAACAGCTCACGATGAACGGGACGGCCCAGTCGCTTACGCCGAGCGGGACGTATGCCGTAATCATCTCCGCCGCCGCGTTTACGTGGCGCGACGACGGAACGGCGCCGACGCTTGCGGTTGGCATGGTATGGCCGGCGAACGTCCCGCTTGTCTACGGCGGTACGCTCGCGGCGATCCAGATTATCGCCACGGCGAGCAGCACGGTCAACGTGAGCTACTACAAATGACCTCCGTCGTCGACCAAACCGACCCGCGCCTCCGCGCTTTCAACGCGCGGCTTTCGCGCCGGCTTGAGCTCTACGCCGGCTTGCCCTTCGACGACGACCTCTTCCGGAGGATGAAGAAGGCCGTCGACCGCGTCCGTGCCAACGCGGACCTAGACCTCCCGCCGCTCGTCCCGTTCCTCCTCCGCGGGGCGAAGGTCGTCGAGGTCTTCCGCGCCGATGCGGAGCCGGCGGCTATCGCTCAGACTATCGCTTACGTAATGGAGCGCTACGGCGCGAGCGTCGATGACGTTTTGTGGGCGCTCGAACGCGCGTATCCGAAGCACGCACGCGGTAATCTGAATTGACCCTCGCCCTCGATCCGCCGGTATCGGAGGCCCAACGCCGGGCGATGTGGTCCGCCGTCGAGGGACGTTCGACGCTCGGTATCCCCGAATCCGTCGGAAAGAAGTTCGTCGGTTCCGCCCACGATATGGCTCCCCGTGATTGGCGCGGGCTGATCTTTGGTTTGGTGAAGTTTCTCTTCGAGGAGAGCGACGAGCCCGAGCACGCGGCCGACGCCGTGCCGACGCCCGACCAAATCGAGAAGCTCCGGCGCCGGCTGCGCGAGACCGAGGCCGCGCGCGCCGACGCCGAGCGGAGAGCGAAATCCGGCGATAAGGAAGACCGCGAAGCGTTTGCCGCCGCCGCACAGCGCCACGCGGAGGAGTATCGCCGGCTGAGCGACGCGCTCAAGAGCGCGGAGGCGCTACGGAAGTCTTCGGGCGCGAAGGACGCGGTCTCGCCGAACCATGCGGCCGGCGTCCTATTCGTCGCGCCGGATGGCCATGTCCTCCTAATGAAGCGCGGTGCGGAAGAGAAGAACTACCCGGGCCATTGGTCGCTCCCCGGCGGCAAAGGGCATCCGGACGAGCCTCCGGTCGCGACCGCGGCGCGCGAAGCAGCCGAGGAAACGGGCGGCGTCGCGCCGGCCGGCGAGAAGCATCTCCTTTCGGAGAAGACGACGCCGACGGGGATGACGTTCCGCACCTTCGGCCAACGCGTCTCCGATAAGTTCGACCCGAAGCTGAACGCGGAACACTCCGAGGCGCGTTGGTTCGCGCCCGGCGACCTCCCCGAGCCGATTCATCCCGCCGTCGCCGAAACGCTCGGCGGCTATCGCGAGGCGCTCGGCGCCGACGCCGCGGCGCGGAAGGGCGAGTGGCAACGCGTTACGGACGGCATCAAGCTCAATATGCCGACGTTTACGGGCTCGCTCAAGACTGGGACGATGGACGCCCTCCCCTTCGCGCTCGACGAAGCCTCCGTCCGCGAGTACGACTCCGAGGGTCGCCTTATCGTAAGGCGTACGCCGATCTCGAAGGCGAATGTTTGCGAGTACCTCGGCGAAGAGATCCCGGACGCGGAGAGCCTCGGGCTCGATCCGCGGAAGCGCTACCGTCTCTATCGCCATCCGGACGAGCTCGCGAAGGCCGCGCCGTCATTCAACCTCAAACCTATGTTGAGCGAGCATGTGGCGGTTACGGCGGCAACCCATCGGAAGGACGTAACGATCGGCGCGACGGGGACCGACGCGGAGTTCGACGCGCCGTATCTCTACAACTCCCTCGCGATTTGGCCGGCGGCTGATATCTCCGATATCGAGGACGAGCGGAAGCGCGAGATCTCCTCCGCGTACCGTTATACCGCCGATATGACGCCGGGTAAGACGCCCGACGGTGAGCCATACGATGGCGTGATGCGTGCCATCGAGTGTAACCATGTGATTATTTGTAAAAAAGGCAGAGCCGGCCCGGACGTGGTCGTCGGCGACTCTGCGCTCCCAACCGCGACCACGGAGATCGTAACCATGGCGAAAACTCGCCTCGGCGCGTACCTGGCAGGTGCGTTGTCCCATTATATGAAATCGACCGAGGCGCCGGTGATCCTCGGGCTCGACGCGGCCATCGGTAACGTCACCGGAAAGACCTTCGTCGCGGAGCGACCGAAGATCAAAGCAGCCGTCGTCGCTCTCAAGTCCATCGCCAAGGACGCGGACGTCGATGGCGCCGCGAAGTTCCTCGACGGCTTGAAGGATAAGCCCACTGACGACGAGGACCCCGACCCGGCGAATCCCGGCGAGAAGAAGCTCGAAGGCCCGGAGAAGAAGGAGTTCGAAGACCATCTCGGCGGCGACGAGGAGAAGGAAGCGAACGAGTTTCTCAAGAGCAAGATGTCCGGCGCCGATTGGGCCTCCTACGACGCGATGCGCCGCCGGGCCAACGACGCGCGGAAGGCGCGCGACGCCGCGCCGCCGAACTTCACGGGCATGCCGAAGGTCGGCGGCGAGGATATGGTGACGAAGAAGGGGATGGACGAGGCCATCGCCACCGCCGTTACGGCCGCGGTCGAGAAGACGAAGAGCGAGACGCTCAAGCTCGCGTCGGACCAGTTCCGTGCGGTCGACGAGGCGCGGAAAGCCGTCCGCGGTCGCGTCGGGGATATCCATATCGCGTGCGACTCGGCCGAGGCGGTTTATCGCCACGCGTTCGCTATTCTCAAGGTCGACGTCGCGAACGTCCCGCCCGCCGGCTTCCCCGCCCTCTTCGCCGCGCTCCCGGCGCCGGGACGCCAGGAACCGAGAATAGCCGCTGACGCAGCATCGGCGGCTAGTTTCGCCGAGCGCCACCCTCACGCCGCGCGCATCCGCGTCGCGTAACCGAACTCTCGAACCGAAAGGAACTTCGCTATGGCCCTTGGCCGTCAGACCCAAGTCAATACGCAGCCCGCGCCGGGGATCGCGGGAGACTTCTGCGACGCCTCTCCCCGCTTTGTCGTCGATGCTGGTCCGGGCGGGCTCGTCGCCGGGCCGGCTGGCGTTACCGTCGCGCGCTTCGCGTGGGCGAACCTCGCTGTAAAGGACGCGGATAACGCGCCGGCCCAGGTGAATAACTTCCCCGTGGGCGGCGGCGGTCCCGTGACCGGCTTCGTTCATCGCGAGCAACAGGGACTCAATACCACGTACCTGCTCGACGGTTCGATGGCCGTCGCCCCCGGCTTCCCGGTGACGTTGTTCTCCGGCGGCGGGTTCTTCGTCAAGAACGATGGCGCGACCCAGTGTGTCTACGGCATGAAAGCCTACGCGAACTACGCGGATGGCCGCGTATCCTTCGCCGCGACGGGTTCGCCGCTCGGCGGCACGTTTACCGGAGCGCTCACGGTTCCGACCGCCGTCTCGTTCACGGCGTCGGTCAACGATAACGTGATGACCGTTTCCGCCGTGGCGACGGGCACGCTCGTCGTCGGCGGTACGGTCTCGGGCAACGGTATCGCGACCGGGACGACGATCGTCTCCCAAGTAACGCCGCTCCTCGCAGGCGAGGCGCTTGGCGGCATCGGCCGGTATATCATCAGCATCCCGGAACAGGTGATCGCGTCGGCCGCAGCCTTCGCTCTCGCCTACGGCGTTCTCACCGTCACCGTTTCGACGACCGGCGCGATCGGCGTCGGTGACGTTATCGGCGGCGCGGGTGTCTCTGCCGGCACGATCGTTACCGCGCTCGGCACCGGGGCGGGCGGTTTGGGTACGTATTTCGTCAACAACTCCCAGGCCGTCGGTTCCGAGGCGATGACGAACACGACCAACGTCGAAACGAAATTCATCGCGATGAGTTCCGGAGCGCCGGGCGAAATCGTGAAGATCAACGATCACGCGCTCGGTTAAAGGAGCAACAAGATCATGTACAAGAACTACGCCGAAGCCGCGACGGCTTGGGCCGCCGACTCCGCTCTCTTCGAGGAGCGCGGAGCCGTCCTCCCGGGCGTTCGCGCCTACGCCTTCGACAGCGCCAAGCGCGACTACCGGATCGCGATGGACGCCATCGTCGGCAACCAACCTGCGCTGACGACCGATCCGAACTCGGCCGTCCCCGCGATGCTGACGACGATGATCGATCCGACGGTCTTCGAGGTCGTCTTCGCGCCGAACCGCGCCGCTGTCATCTTCGGCGAAGTAAAGAAGGGCACGTGGCTCGACGAGACGGCGCTCTTCCCCGTGGTCGAGCACACGGGCGAGGTCTCCTCGTACGGTGACTTCAATACCAACGGCCGCGCGGGAGTGAATACGAACTGGCCGGCGTTCCAGTCGTATCTGTTTCAGACCCATAAGGAGTACGGCGACCGCGAGTTGGAGCGCGCCGGCCTCGCCCGTATCTCCTGGGTCTCGGAGATCGACAAAGCCGCCGCTACGATTATGAACAAGTTCTCGAACCTCACCTATTTCTTCGGGGTCTCGGGACTTCAGAACTACGGGCTGCTGAACGATCCCCAGCTTACGGCTGCGCTTACGCCTGCGACGAAGGCGGCCGGCGGCGTCGCGTGGATTACCGGCGGCGTGATCAAGGCGACGGCGAACGAGGTCTACGCCGACGTCGAGGCGCTGTATCTCCAGCTCGTCATCCAGACCGGCGGCTTGGTCCAGCAGGACTCGAAGCTTACGTTGGCGATGTCGCCGACGAGCGCCGTCGCTCTCACGGCGACGAACTCCTTCAACGTGAACGTTTGGGACCTGTTGAAGAAGAACTTCCCGAACCTCCGTCTGGAGACGGCCGTTCAATACGGCGCTCTTACGCCGTCGAACCCCCAAGGCGTCGCCGCGGGGAATACGGTTCAACTCTTCGCCGATGAACTCGAAGGCCAGGATACCGGCTATTGCGCGTTTAACGAGAAGATGAGAGCTCATCCGATCGTCCGCTACGAGTCCTCGTACCGCCAGAAGGTGACCGGCGGGACCTGGGGCGCGATTATCCGCATGCCAGTCGCCATCGCCCAGATGGTTGGCGTCTAACCGAGAAGGACGTTCTATGAGCGAAACAGTTACCGTCGCGTTGAAGCACCCGGCGGGGATCATTCTCCGTATCTTCAAGCAGGTCGACGGCATCGAGACCGGGATCGGGGGGAACCAGAAGCGCGTCAAGGTTTCCCAGGTCGTCGAGAAGGACGGCGTGCCGTATCAGTTCGTTTTGAACGGCAACCGTATCGCCCGCGGTGCGGAGACCGACGAGGATCGGGTGGCGAAGACGATCGTCGGCGGTTACGCGCTTACGCCGAACGTCCCGAAGGATCTTTGGGAAGTGTGGCGGGAGCAGAACAAGGACCACGACCTCGTCCGGAACCACCTTATCTATGCGACCGACGGCGAGGCGCGGGCGCGAGACCAAGCGAAGGATCAGCGCGCGGTCCGCTCCGGTCTCGAACCGATCGATCCGAACAAGCCGCCGGTTTCGGGGATCGCTACCGCCGACGAGATGAAGAAGACGAAGGCCGCGTGACCTGGCCGGCCCAACCCGGGAATATCTCCTACGCCGACTTTCTCGCCGGCTTCTCGGAGTTTTCTAACGTCGCCGATTATCCCCAAACGTCTTTCGTCTTCTGGCAACAGATGGCGTACGCGGATCTCAATCCGATCCGGCTTAAGACGGATCTCGACCTCGCGGCGGCGCTCTATATTGCCCATAATCTCGTACTCGGGAAGCGCGCGACCGGCGCGGCGGCGAACTCCTCGCCGGTCGGCGAAGCGAGCGGCCCGGTTTCCTCGAAGAGTGTCGGCCCGGTCTCGCGGAGCTTCGATACCGGCGCGGTGGCGATGAAGATGGCCGGACCGTATAACTTGACGAGCTACGGCCAACGTCTATTTCAAATACTCCGCGGCGCGAGCGCGGGCGGCGCCTATCCCCGGCCGCCCCAACGATATTTCGGGCCGCTTTACCGCAACTCGGGGTGGTTCAGATGAAAGGACATTCGATGAAACGGCTTTTCATTCTCGCCTCGCTCGCCTTCGCCGCGCCCGCCTTCGCCCAACAGGCGCCCGCTACGCCCGAGAAGACCTTCACTATTACGATCGGCGAGCGCGAGCTGAACTACGTCGGCTCGCTGCTTCAGGCCCAGCCGTATCGGGACGCTCAACCGATCATCGACGACCTCCGGCGCCAGATCGCGGAGCAGAACAAGGCGGCGGAGCCCGCGAAGAAGTAGGATGAAGCTCCGAGCGCTTTTCGCCGCGCTCGCGCTCCTCCTCGGGGCGGGGGACCTTTACGCCCAGACTCCGGTTCCGACCCACGTCCTCGATATCCGCGCGACGAACGTCGTGGTTAATACGGCGCTCGTCGGGTCGAGCGCGTCCTTCGCGACGAACTTCGGTGAGGCGGCGTTCGGTGTCACCATCACCGGCCTTACGGCGAGCGCGGGGACGCTTATCCCTCAAGGCTCGATCGACGGCGGAACGACCTGGACCGCGATCTCCGCGTACGAGCTGGCGAGTTCGAACCCGTTTACGACGATCGCCGCGGATGGCCAATATCGCTTTAACGCGGGCGGTCTTACCAACGTCCGTCTTCTCGTCGGGACGCTCGGGACAGGCAACGTCGGTGTCTCCTATAACGCCTCGTCGGCGACGAGTCCGATTACTCAGCTCGTCGGATCGATTACGGCATCGAACCCGTCGGTCGGGACGACGGGAGCCAGCGCGCCGGGTTCTGCGACCCTCATCGGCGCGACGAGAGCGGGGAACCTTACTCCGCTTTCCTTTGGTCAGGGGACGATGGCAACCTCCCTCCCTGTCGCTATCGCCTCCGACCAAGGTCCGCTTCCGGTTACGTTCTCGGGCTCCCCGAGCGTCTCCGTTTCGAATACCGTATCGATTACGGGCGCGGTCTCGATCAGCGGCGCGCTCCCCGCCGGCTCCGCGACGATTGGCGCGGTGAACCAAGCCGGAGCGCCTTGGAGCGTCTCCGTTTCCGGGACGCCCGCCGTTACGGCGACGATTACCGGGACGCCGACGGTCGCCTTAGCCGCGGGCGCCGCGACGATCGGCGCGGTAAACCAAGCGGGCGCCCCGTGGAGCGTCTCCGTCTCGGGCACGCCGACGGTCTCGGCGACGATTACCGGGTCGCTCCCCGCGGGCGCTGCGACGATCGGTGCCGTCAATCAAGCCGGGTCTCCCTGGGGCGTCTCGATATCGGGGACGCCGAGCTTCTCGCTCTCGGGCTCGCTTCCCGCGGGCGCCGCGACGATCGGCGCCGTAAACCAAGCCGGGGCGCCTTGGAGCGTCTCCGCATCGATTACTGGGACCGTTGGTCTCGGTGCCGGAGCTGCGACGATCGGCGCGGTAAACCAAGCCGGGGCGCCCTGGTCGGTCTCCGTTTCGGGTACGCCGAGCGTCTCTCTCTCGGGTTCGCTCCCCGCCGGAGCCGCGACGATCGGAGCGGTAAACCAAGCCGGGGCGCCCTGGAGCGTCGTTTGCTCCAACTGTTCGGCGGGCGCGGCGGTAACGAGCGTCGCTCCGCCCAAGTTCCTTCTCGGAACGTCTGACGCCTACGGCCAGCCGCGGGCGGCGGCGATGATAACGGACGGGACGGACTACGCCGGTATCGTCGCGGCAAACCAACCGATCGCGGGCTCGATCCCCGCTCTCGCCGTAGCGATCTCGCCGAACTCGAACTCCGTCTCGATCGCCGGGACGCCGACCGTCGCCCTCGCGGCGGGAAGCGCGGTAAGTCAAGCCGGAGCGCCTTGGTCGATCTCCGGGACCGTCTCTTGCTCGAACTGTACCGGCGGAGGCTCTACGGCCGCTACGGTAGGGCCGACGCTCGCGGCGGAGGCCCAATCCCAGGCCCTTCTCGGCGGCGCTCTCGCATCGCCTAATAGCGGCGTGGACGTGCTCGGCCAGCAGCGTACGGCGGCGATGCTGACCGACGGGAAGAACTACGCCCGCGTCGTCGGCCCGGCGACGACGCCCGACGCCTCGGCGGAAGCGCTCGTCGTCGCCCTCTCGCCGAACTCGGCGCCGTTCTCGGTTACGGCCTCGAACCCCTCCGTCGCCGCCACCGGCGGCGCCGCTCCGGCCTCGGCGACCTATACGGCGATGTCCGTCGCCGGGACGCTGACCGGCCTTACGGGCTCGGCCGTCGGCCTTAAGGTCGACGCCTCGGGCGCGACGGTGCCTATCTCGATCGCCGGCTCGCCGACGGTTACGACCTCGCCGCCCGCGAACGCGTCGACGAACGTTACCCAATTCGGCGGCTCGGCCGTCGCGACGGGGACGGGGGCGAGCGGCGCCGGTATCCCGCGTGTTACCGTATCGAACGATAGCACGGTCGGGCTCGTAGCCGGCGCGGCGACGATCGGTTCAGTCAACCAAGCCGGAGCGCCCTGGTCCGTATCGATCTCGGGTACGCCGACGGTCTCGACGTCGCCTCCGGCGAACGCGTCGACGAACGTTACCCAGATCAACGGGAGTACGCTCTCGCTCGGCCAAACGACGATGGCCGCCTCCGTCCCCGTCACTATCGCCTCGAACCAATCCGCCGTACCCGTATCCCAAAGTGGAGCGCCCTGGTCCGTCTCCGGGAGCGGAAGCTTTACGACCTCGCCTCCGGCGAACGCGTCGACGAATATAACCCAGTTCGGAAGCTCGGCCGTCGTTACCGGAACGGGTGCCTCCGGTGCCGGCATTCCGCGCGTAACGGTCTCGAACGATAGTACCGTCGGCCTCGTCGCCGGAGCCGCGACGATTGGCGCGGTGAACCAAGCCGGAGCGCCTTGGAGCGTCTCGATTTCGGGGACGCCGACGGTAACGACCTCGCCTCCGGCGAACGCCTCGACGAATATTACCCAGATCAACGGGAGTACGCTCTCGCTAGGCCAGACAACGATGAGCGCCTCCGTTCCCGTCGCTCTCGCGTCGAACCAGTCGACGATTAATACGATATGCGTCTCGGGCTGCGGACTCGGTGGTGGAGGCGGGACGCTTACAACGAGCGCGGTATTTGCTCCAACGATTGCATCTGGCCAAGACCAGATGTCGCTGTTGGGTCAGAGTAACGGATCGATATTCGGCGCCGTCGACGTCTACGGCCAGCAGCGTTCCGCGTCGATGATTACGGACGGTTCCCATTACGTCGGGATTACTCTCCCTGGTGCCGTAGCCGACTCATTAAAATCGGCGCTCGTTGTCGCGCCGAACTCCGGTGTTCCGGACGTCGTCGCCAATCTAAACTTATCGGCTCTGAATGCCACGGCGGTAGTCGCACTTCAAGGTACAGCGAGCGTCGCGGTTCAGCTTAATGGAGTATGGAGCGGGA